ATGTCCCACCGATTGCCAAACCAGTTTTTAATGAGTCTGAACTTAAGTGCACTTTAAAAGCGACTAACTCTGAGATTCACTTAAAAGGTGCTGATAATCCTGATTCTTTAAGAGGAACTCATATTGATTTCGGTATTTTTGATGAGGTCGCTTTCTTTACTGACTGGAAAAGGACTTGGGAGGCACTAAGACCTCTTTTAATCGATTCTGGCGGTGATTGTTGGTTTGTTTCGACTCCTAACGGATTAAATCATTTTAGAGATTTGTATGAGATGGAGAAGAAAGATTCAAATTACAAGTCATTTCATTTCACAAGTTATGACAATCCCTTTATTGATAAAGAAGAAATTGATAAGGCTAAGTTAGAAATGGACGAACTTTCGTTCAAACAGGAGTTTTTAGGTGATTTCACAAGACCAAGAGGAACTGTTTACGAAGAATGGAGTTTGGATAACTTTAAACCGATTGAATACGATGTTAATTTGCCTTTGCATATCTCAATGGATTTTGGAATTAACGACCCGACAGCAATTATATGGATTCAAAACAATGGTTCAGAGTTTAGAGTGATTGATTATTACGAGGCTTCTAACGCTGATTTAAGTCATTTTGTTCAGGTTATACGAAGTAAGCCTTATCGTGAGCCAGAACTGGTTACAGGTGACGATGCAGGTCGCTCAAGGACGCTCACAACAGGAACTTCACCAATAGACGAGTTAGCTAAGTCAGGTATTTTTGTTAAGACCACTCAGGGATTAAGGATTGCTGACCAAATTAGAATGACTCATAAGCACATTAAGTCTTTATTCGTTTCTGACAAGTTAGAGAGGTTTAGAGATTTGCTTTTGAATTACCGATACCCTGAGATTAAAGAATCAGCTAAGAATCAGGAAAACGAAATCCCAATCCACGATGAGTATTCACATGGCATGAGAGCTTTGGAATATTACTTCGCCAATAATCACTTTGGTTCAACAAACCAGCCGTTAATAAGAAGCAATAAAAAATGGGGAATCGGATAACATTAGCCTCGATGTATTCTTTTATGAGCTACACTAAACTTTACGAGGACGGGGAAATCAAAAAAACAAGATTGATGTATGGTTGGACTAAATACGGAGGCGGTAAACATGGATTGGTTCAGAAACAAACTGAAACTTGGTTTTGCCAGAACTGCCGTGAAGAATTACACAAGTCAGTTCCTTCATTTATGATTGAACTAAACTTTGGTGAGTTTGGTAGGATTTGCTCAGAATGTATGAACATAGCCATTGAGAAGAAAGTAAGTAACCTTATGGACTTAATAAGAAAAACCAAAAAAGAACATGGGTTATTTGATATTTGAAAAGGTTATTCCAAAAGATATAAGTTAATCGTATGTTTGACAACGCCAACAATAAGGACGATTTAATTACAGAGGTTCTGCTTCACTACACGATGTGGACAGACGATATTAGTATCAGAAAGTCCAGAAAAAATGGGTGGGACGATATTCTTAAGGCTTACTGGGGAGAACTCCCCGATGATTGGGCTTTTGATTCGAAAGTAATTGACCCTATTCTAAGAACTTCAATCAACGAGAAAACGGCTAGGTTAATGAACTCTAAGTTAAAGGGTCGTGTCGCTCCTAGAGAAACAGGAGATAACCTAAAAGCTAGAATCCACAACACAATTATTGATTTCCAATGGGATACAGCCGAGGACAAAGGCTCGATGATGTCTAAATGGGCAATCATGGACCAAGAAACAAGATTATTTGGCTCTAAGTTTGCTTTATGTCCTTGGGTTCACGATGTGGATAAGGACGGAAAAGTTACTTTTGATGGTAATGAGTTTTATCCTCTAAATGCGATGGACGCTGGAATCGACCCAGCTTGTGACAACATCAAAGACGCTAATTGGTTTCAGGCAAGAACTTTTGAAACAGTTGAGAGTTTAGTCAAAAAATATCCCATTGTTAAAGAATTAGTCAAAGGAAGTGGTAATCGGGTTGCCCAAGACAGGCGTGATACGAATTACACCGACATCATCAAAGCCCTAAAGGGATTAACTGATAGAAAAGGCGAGGACAGAGTATTCCCTGTTTATGAAGTTGTTACTGAGTATCGTAAGGACAAGTTCATTACATTCTTACCACAGCATCAGTTACTTCTTAAGGAAATCAAAAATCCTTATAAGCATGGAAAAATCCCAGTAGTTCAGCTCAGATACTATCCACTAACTTCAGACCCAATGGGTGAAAGTGAAGCTGAGTCAGTTTTACCTCTCTGGTATTCTATTCAGGCAGTTTTAAATGGCTTCTTAGACACGATGATTATTACTGCCAGACCTCCACTTAAAACTCTGCAATCAGCAGTCCGCATGGAAACTCTTAAACTTGCTCCTGATGAAGTATGGGTCATGGATAGGATTGACGCTGTTATGCCTTATCAGGTTGGTTCTGAGGCTTTAAACTACTTCCAGACTACCTATACTGCCCTTAAATCGGCTTTCTCTCAGGCGATGGGTGACTTATCTCAAGGAATCTCTAATCTAAATCCTCTAACTCAAGATAAAACGGCTACTGAGGTAAGAGCGACAGTTAGACAGCAAAATGTTCGTGACCAAAGCAACCAGAACTATTTGACCGAAGCAATCGAGGACATGGTTAATATGTGGATTAGTAATAACCAGCAGTTCTTATTTACCGAAGATGATAAAAAGCCTTACATTTTAAGGATTCTTGGCAGAGAGAACTTTGCTTATTTTAAAGAATCAGGTCTTGACGCTATGGAACTAACTGACGAGGCATCTAACGAGATTGCAGGTCTTTTGCAGGATTCAAATGGTAATTACGATGATTTAGACTTACAAGCTCTTATTGAAGCTGGTAAAACGCCTAAGTTCCCAATCCAAACCAATCCTGGAGCAAAAGAGGGAGAGGAAATGTATAAGACTAAGATGGAAGTTTCTAATCGTGAAGACGAAGCGTTACTTTCAATCGTTCCTGAAGACTTAGAGGGAGAGTTTGACTTTAAAGCTGATGTCCGCTCAATGGCATTGAGTGCTGGTGAAGAAGCGTTACAATCAAGACAAAGAGCTTTAGCGTTAATGACTGGTAACCCAACAATTCTCCAGTTACTCAACCAAGATGGTTACCGACCTAATGTTAAAGAATTATTAAGCACAATATTTGAATATGAGGGAAGTCGTGACCCAGACAGATTCTTTGTCAAACTTGAGAACACTCCTCCAGCAGTCGGAGGCACTCCAACGAATCCAGCAATCGGAGGATTACCAGAAGCACCTGCTACCAGTCCTGAAACAGGCACTCCAGAACAAATGGCTCAACCCTCTGGACTTCAAGTCCCAGGAGGAGTTCTACCAAGCATACCTGAAAGCATGGGCTAAAGCCTCTGTATATCAGGAAATAATTGATTTGATAGACAACTCAGCTAATCGGATTCCTGATTTGAGGAAAAAATTAGAAGAACCAAATAAAAACTATGGCATCGGATAAACTTCCACCAATTCCTGAGGGTGCTTTTGACGGGAATAAGGAATCAACTGAAATAATAAATAAGAAATGCGACCATAGGTTCGCTTTAATTGAAGCAAATAGAGTTAAATGTCTTAAATGTGGAATGGTTTACATGGGTGCAGGTGTAATGGAATTGGTGAAATTGACAACCCCCAAGAAATAGTCGTAATTTAAGGACATAGTGAGCAAAGCCCGATGCTCAGGCGAAGAATTAGAGCAGTTAAATAAACCACTATGAACCTTAATAATATGCCAGAAGATGATAACGGGCAGTTAAATGCGCTTGAGGGACAACAAGCTGAGGTTATGCCCACCTACGAAGAAAAACCAGCAGAGGAAATGTTAGACGAATTAGCCCCAGAGGTGTCTGGTCGCACCAAAGAGCAATTTGAAAAATTGAAAGAAGCTAACGCAAGACTAGCCGCAGAGCTAGAAGCAGTAAAGCAGTCATCTCAACCTAAATCTGTCTTAGATGAAGTCGCACCGACAATGGTTGCACCACAACAACAAGCAGACCAGCCTGTTGATATTGGTCAATTTATTACCGATGACGGCACAGTCGATGTCACATCATTCAACAAAGCCGTATATGAGGCTCGTGAACAAGCTAGACTTGCCAAAGAGGAATCTCAAAAAGCCCTCGAAGAAGTCCGCAAGTTCAACCAAAACCAACAGGTTGAGAGAGTCCATAACAAATACTCAGCGTTAGCTCCTGGAAGTAAAGATTTTGACAAGAACTTTTATGAACTTGTTAGAAACGAAACCTACGGACAAATGATGAGAGGCGAAAATGTTGATTTTATGAAAGCTGCCGATAAGGTTGCTTCAGTTTATAAAAAATCAACCGATGTTGAGGTTGCTAAAGAACAAGCCGTGAGTGAGTATAAGGAGAAGATACAAACTCGTGATGATGCGTCATTTAAATCTGGTGCTTCTCAAAACACCTTGCCTAGTAATCAGGACGAATTAGTCCGACAAACTAGATTGGGTGACCGCAACGCTTTATACGAAAGATTAAAACGAAGCGGATATTAACAAATAAATATTTAAACAAATATGGCTATCGGTATTTCAACATATCAGAAAGGCGATATTAGAGAGTCC